GATAGCATAGTTTGCTAGGTCTTTGTAGGAATCCTCAAGCGGTTCATGCTGTGCTTCTCCACCATTGTCAATCAGGTGGTTGATGCGTGCAATCTTGTCCCACATACGGACTCGTAGCCCATTGAGAGGACCACCAGGAGACTGAGCGATGTTGAGTGGACCATAATCGTTATGCTTACTCAGCAGTAACATATACAGTTCATCAACAATCTCATAGACATCTAAGTCAAATTGATCTACTGCTTGCTCTTTCCAGATTAGTTCTTTTAGTTCATCCTTGCTAATTGTCACGTAGTAACCTTTCTATGTGCTTGATTCCTGCGCTGGCTTCGTCTGCAACTATCGATTCTTCTATGTGCTTTTCTAACTCATTACTTGAGGCATTAACAAAAGCCAATGCTGTCTCCTGAATTATCAGGTAGGCATCCTCAACATCCCCATGGTTCACTGTGTCAGATAGGTACTGCAGGAACTCAAACAGGTCAAAGGAATACTTAGGAGTGATCTTTACTCCCCAAGTAAACTCAACGCCTGAGTGGTCTAGAAAGTCGAAGATGTCATTACTATCAAAGCCACAGCCTTCATTCTCACATCTAAAGAAACCTTTATCATTAGGCCATAACATCTTGTATACTCGCAATCTTTTGTTGGAAGTAGTCTACACCATTTTTACGATACATGCTGTTCACATCTTCACCTTCTGGCATCTGGACTACCACAAGATTACCCAGTTCACGAGAAAGAGACTTGCCAAAATCAGTGCCAGCGTTATCCCCGTCAGCAAATAGAAATACTTGATCAAAGTCTTGCAGAAGTCTGGTGTAATGCTTCTTCCAGTTGTTGACTCCAGGGACCCCCACCGCAGGTATACCGCATACAGAATCGAGTGTGATCGTGTCAATCTCACCTTCACAGATAGAAATAAATGAGGTCGCTCTAAAGAACGCACCCACGTTGTAGAGATGCGTTGTCGCGCCAGCCATTCCCATGTATTTCGGCTCTGATAGGTCCATTGAACGGAATCTAATGTCCACCACCCCTGAGCGCGTAAGATACGGAATCGCGAGCCGATTGATATAGGTCTCATGCCCCGTCAGCGGTTCTAGCACGACGCCCAAGCGTGCGCGTGTCGCTGCCTCCATTGTTATGCCTCGTTCTGCGAGATATTCCTCTGCCTCGTGCAGAGCGCTGTGGTAGTACTTCGCCGCGCGCGTTAAGGATTCCTTCTGCGATAGTGATTGCTTCACGAAATTCAACTCCTTCTTTTTGCATAATGATAGAATATCCATCGCCCTTCATCTGACAAGCAAAGCAACAAAATGCATTGTCATCAGTTGTTGCAGACGCTGATGCGTGACTATCATTGTGGAATGGGCACTTCATTGAGAACCATCCACGTCGGGTTGGAACAGTAGCACCATAGTGCTCTAGTATCGCTGAGATACTGGGTTTATCGTACTTCATTTGTCTAATACTTTCTTCAAGAGTTCGACCCATACATGTACAGGCATGGTTGCGTACCAGTCTCCAGGATTCCCCTTGCCCTTCCTCTTGTGCACAACCACACCTGTCCAAGCCTTGTCGTTAGCCATTTCGACTATCAACTCTTCTGTCCAACCAGCCAAGTCCATCTTGGCGTGGTTCTTTATCTCTATAGTAACACCAGGTATACCTGAGATGTCACCTTTATCGAGGGTCGCACCTGCAAGACGTCTGTCTACATAGGGAAACCATTGCTTGAGGTATTTTACTACATCTCGCTCTGCCCCTGCACCTTTAGCCTTAGAGGCGCGACCACTCATCTAGTACCAGCCGTTCTGATTATGAAACGCTAAGGCTTTTGATGGACTGCCGTAGCGATGCTTAATATATTTAAGCCCTAAGTCAATTTGCTTTAGCATTGGAGTATCCTCTGGCATGTTCAACATCTGAGGTATTCCATATGCAGAAGAACGCGGATTGTCTGCGGTGTAATCCCAGCGAGACTCCCTGTTCCATAAAGTAAACAATGCCTGCCACTCATGATTACTCTTGTAGATCGTTAGGACTTTACCTCTAGCGATCTCTTTTGCCATTTTCTTCATCTCGGAGATAGACACCAAGACGATTGGTTTAGTACACTTTTCGACTATCTGTATTTGTTTCTCTAGGAACATCGCACCCACAGCGTGAGGCAAGGTTCCCACAAAGACTACAGCAGCCATAATCCAAGCGTATGTTGTTAGTTTCATTTTTACTCCTCAATTGGTGCGGTTGCCTGCGTTCCACAGTCAACACACTCCATATCTCTGAAATACATCCCAATAGTACCATCCTCATCGAAGGATACCTTAAGATTCCAAATGTAACATCCACAGATACATACCGTGGTTGGCTCACCACGTATATCCATTGCCCTTGTATAATCTGGTTTTAGTTCGTTTATATCTTTAGTCATCGTCATCTTCCCATTCATCAGGGTTTACGTCAGGAAACGGATTTCCCCAGTCAGGAGCGGGAACGATTGGATCGATAAAACTCATTTTAACCTCTCAGCGATGTCAGAAACATCCATGTATTCGGGATTAAAGTTCAACCATAGAGCAGTATTGCCCGATGGGTCTGCCTTACCATAACGGTTCTTCACTGGTGCTACGGCGATAAAGCCAGGAGCATCAGAGCCAACTGTACAGATAAGGGCAGGTAACTGTGCAACCATACCCTGCAAAGCAGAGCGAGGTTGGCACGGTGTACCTGTGTAGGACTCCTTCGTATGATGAAGTACTACAACAGCAGCGTTAGTATCTCTTGCGAGGTACTTGAGTTCTTTCAGAGTAGAGCGCATATTTGCAAACTCTTCTCCGCCTTCGTTAGAGATATCCATAAGGTTATCAATAACGATAAGAGTAGGTGAGCATCCCCATAGTTCTTCAAACGCAGCAACCTCTTGGTCTAAATCATCTAGCGTAGGACTAGACTCGAAAGACCAAAAGATGTGCTGAGCATGATCGTTAATAACTTTACGAGAAGTAGCAACCTCAGTATCTAGTAAAATTTCTACATCAGATTGAGGCTTACCAGTAATCATAGAGAGTAGTCGCATAGCCATAGTGTGTGCATTAGTATCAGCACTGACATACAGTGTTGGAACCTTTGCTCTTAACGCTATGGCTAATGCGACAGAAGACTTACCAGCACCAGGTGTACCAGCAATCATCGATATTTCGGCACGGCGAAACACGACTTTATTTAGTTCAAAGGTACGAAAGACAGTTGGTAGCGGTTCGCCACCTATGTCCTTACTACCTACGGCGCGGGCAAGTGTTCTCATCTCTTAGAAAGTTTCCCATTCTGCATCGTTACGACGGATAAATACAGGCTGGCATTGATCAGGTGTCCCCTTTGGAGATGGGCACATATAGCCCTTCCATGGTCCCTTAGCCCCAGCACCTTGACGCTTTGTCATCATTCCATGACTGCAACGCTTTGATTCTGGTCCCACTGTATTGCTAGGAGTTTGTGTTGGATGAGCAGTATGGTCGACTTGTACATTAGGGTAGACAGAACGGATGTTCTCTACTGCCTGTGATGCATTTTGTGGAGCACCTGCTAGTGATTGTGCCATCTGCTTAAGGAGGTCTTGTGACTCCTCAATGCCTACTGCACTTTCTAGAGCCTCGCAGAATCCTGCGTAGGTCTCTGATGCTACAACGAATATACGTCCGTCGTAGAGTTTGCTACTGACCTGGAAGTTACCAGTCATTTGTTCGTCCTCTCTTCATGATGTTCATGTTTGAACCCTATGTTTTCCCAATAATCTGCCCAGTCATCGATTGACTTCATTATTGGTACTATGCTGCTAACTAATGTGTCCATTGACATACTTACAGGAAGACTTTATACCACATCGACCACAGTTGGACATGTTAGGTAGAAAAATTGTTTCCTTGCGTGCTTTATCGAAGGTGTTGAGTATATCTTCTACTCGCTCTGAGTGCAAATTGGATAGGTTCCATAACGAAACGTAACCAGTACGTGCATCCCAGAAGCCTGCCTTATCGACAGAAACTCCCTGCTTCCCTAGCGCCCACGCATAGACTGCGAGTTGCAAAGGATGCCTCTGGGATGACGCACCAGTCTTGATGTCGAGGAGCACCCGATTCCCCTCGAAATCTACCATCACGCGGTCAATGGCCATCTTTACAGATGAGTCATCGATCTCAATCTCGTACTCTTTTTCAATGAAGTCTTCGTAGACTGACCAGTTGTTCATGCGGAACTTAGCCCAGTTCTCTAACATCCAGCGACCTTCGCCATACCACCATGACATGTCTTCCTTCTTAGCAAACTGCCAAGTGTTCATGTCACCATTGATCTCTTCGTCTTCCTTTACTTGGTTGAACCAAGCATCGTTCCAGACGGTATCAAGGTAGGCAGAGTCAACAGTTATCTGACCTGCATTGTCATAGTTCTCAGTAGCCTTGTGCACTGCAGAACCACCAGTAAACCACACTGCATGGGCTTCTTTAACGCCTTCGACTTTTTGTAAATAGTATTTCCAGCCACACTCTTGCCAAGTGGTCAGACTGGAATAGGAAATATGCTTAGGTAATTCGTTCATAATCATAGTGTATCACAACCATGGGACTCTTCGTAGTTGAATCCACAGTAGTAGCAATCCATCGTGTCTCCACAGGATTTGCATACATAGCGGAACTGCATAGAATCGCAGCAGAAATGGATTATGTCAGCGATGTTGTAGTACTTATTTGAATCTATAAATTTTGTCATAGCGGTACGATACCACACGGGTTTCTTAAATGCTGTCTGAACCAGATTTTAAGAAACGCCCCCCTACCCCCCATAGAATTTAATGGTGGTTCAGGGAGTTGGAATCAGACCTATGTCGTCACCGTCATTTGAAGTTTCCGCCCCACGGTTTCCCGCTCTACTATGATACACTAAAGATCCAAACAGTGGAGGGTCAAATGGTTGAAAAGAAAATTGGGAAGTTCTGGCTTGTCTATGGCAGGATTCATGGTTTTGCCATTGGAATTAGTTTCTGTTCAAAGAACTTAGATATTAACCTAGGATTCTGGTTTATAGCATTGGAAAAACAGTGGAGTGCTAATGGCTAGTTACGAATATAAATGTGAGGCAGATTCAGAGGTGGTCATTGTCACCAGAGGCATGACAGATGATGAGATCATACCTTACTGCGACACCTGTAATGAGCCTATGACTAGGGTGTACAACCCTGCCCCTGTCAAGTTTAATGGGTCAGGATTCTACTCAACAGGCGGATAAAACGAGAAAAAACCCCTCGTCCCTAGTATTTCTACTAAGGAGAGGGGTAATCTCGTCTCTACGGGGCTGCTAGAGGCCTAAATGGCCTACTTAGAGCCTCGACCAAACTCAGTTGCGGATGGGTCTAGCCACTTAAGGATAGGTCCAGCAGCGCCTGCAAGGGCTGCGTATGCAAGAGTCTTTAGGTCTGTCTCACCAGCAAGGTAAAGGGCT